GCAGTTATCGTTTTCAACGTTGTGAATTGTGTCGTTCCCCCCCACCGAAGATTTTGGGAACTGGTTCCAGATTCTGATGTGCATTTGCACTGACGTGCCGCGCTGGACCGCGGGATCTAAGCAGTTACCTACTGCATTGCTTGGTAGTATCTCAGGCTTGGTTGACTGTCCGTACCGACTTCCTCTGCACCTTGCTATCCACACACACCGCTAGTCGTTACGATGTGATACAAGAGAGTGGCTATACCTACAGTCGCCCAAATTGGAGCAACCCTTCCTCTACCGAAGCAGCAATGATCTGATTGTTACAAGTTGTATCTATGTCCATGTGAAACCGAGTGGGTTCGACACCGTTTGCTGGATTGACAGCTTCCAAGGGATCGCAGATCCTGGCGCCGTGCCCAGAGTGATGGTCAAAGTCGTCGCTACACCGGGGTTGACGCACATCCCGTACGTCGCACCTGTCCCTGTGCGTGTTCCTAAAGTCCGTGCTCCAGCGCCAGCTGCGTATGTGAACGCAGCAACGCTTGCACTCGTCGACCAAGTCACTATCTTGTAACCTGGCGATGCGCTGACTGTGAGGGTAGTATCCGTGATAGACGACACGAGTGACGTGTCGCCCTCCGCCAGCACCGCATTGCCGAATGTGTCGGTGGTGTTGGTGGTGGTACCCGTGAAGACAACTGCATTATCCAAGTCCGCTGGTTGCGGTTTGCGAAGTGCAACTTGGTACTTGACGGTGAGGAATCCAGACTGATGGTCAGTCACATTTAAGTGCAACCGACCAGGGCTATAGAGTCTCACATCACCCGAATTGCCAGTCTTTAGCCACCCACTTCGTTGTGGGCTAATGGCAGCTGGCGCCCAGATGGCGGAAACGCAATGGTCTGCTGTGTTAAAGTAGTCCACTGCCTGCGCATACTGACCCACGCCCGTATCATTCGGGTCGTAGTCAAAAGCGAGCATCACCTGGCCGGCGGTTGTGGCGGGGCAAATCGGATTCCAAGCATACCACGTTTTAATTTGGTACTCCTCGAACTGACTTGCGATTCCCTTAAGCCACTGAAAGAGTGTGGACGACACGAGATACTCTGTATGTCCGCTACTCACCAGCGCGATGTTCTCTATATGCTCAATCATTAGCCCCCCCTCGGCCTTCGTGAACTGCGGTTTGCGCGACGTGTAAGACAGCGTCTTGGCGAGCGGCGCAACCAGAGCCTTAATCTCTGCTTTGCTTGCCCCCTTAGCACTGAATGCCGACACAATACCAGTAAACGCTTGCTTCGCTAATTCACCAGCACCACGAATGGCCCCAAGCCCCACCTCATAGGCGAGCTGGTTGGGGTCGACGAGCGAATTGACGACATTACGCCAACTCGGTTTCTTCTTCTTCTTCTTGTAAACAACCATTTGATCGTTTCTTGCCTGCAGCATTTTGATGTTGTTGTGATATTGTTAGTTGTTGGATGATTCGGTCACAATATTAAGCCCAGGATTAACGACTAGCGCGTCCCTCTCAATAATGTTTGTGACCAACTCCGTGACAACTAAATCACTGAAGAACCTTTCCATTTCCAATTGGGTGTCAGGTAGAACTCCGAATGCGTAGTAGTACGACACTCGTGACTCTGGTGTAATTGTAGCGTCTGACAATCCCTTCGCTAGGAACAATTGGGAACGATTCTTATAAACCTGTTCGAGCATGCCGGTGGTGCAAGCCACCCCAGCTTTCTTGAAGACCTGATAGAAGTCTGAGTGCACTGGCACCCCGACACTCAGCATCCCTCCACATGTACCGACTGCATCCATCCATTTCCTATATACTTTGTTGTTGGGTACACTCAACATACACATTGGATCCTTCTGGAGACACGCGCTCAAATTGCGCACCATCCTCCAACCAGAAGACAACTGGACTGGCTTCGTCTGACAGAACTCGACGTACTCGAATTCGTCAACTGTGGGCTCGACGGTCATGGCAAATCCTTTACCTCTAAACCAGCGATCTAAATCTCGTGTGAACACCTTTTCGTCACCACGATCCATGAAGACTACACAATCGTCTCCATTATTCGCTAGCTCCACCTCAACTCCACGCACCTTGGCGTACTCCCAAACGAGAGCACACATTATGATGCAGTTACCGAGCGAAGTGTTTAAGTCGCCAGAGCAGCGGGTTCCTTCCATTGAGAACTCCACTGAACCATCAACAGCACGTGCCACCCCACGGTTGCGCAACTGCCACCTAAGTAGCTGGCGCAACTCCTTACTCCTGGGAAATAAGGTGGTGTAGAAGCTGTGCTCATACTTGAGCGCAGCCACACTAACGTGCATGTCAAATTTGCTTGCATCCAAGCCAATCGCGATGGGGTCCTTAAACCGACACCACTTCTGGTACAGTACATTGGCGCTATCGTCCGCATTCAATCCTTTGATGACGGTAGCGGGTGTGTGTGCGCCAAATGCCTTGTTGATGGATGCAAAGAACTTGTGCTCTGCGTGCTTGAGGTATTTGCCTAACCTCAGGTTGTAGCGCGAGCTGCGTGGGTTAATCACGCGCGGCGCTTTTGCAACATCCTGCTTCTCAAATTTCACGAACGCTGACAGATGTGAATCTCTGACAGTAAGCTCATCCTGTTCTAAACTGAGCAGTGCGTTCTGGTATACCAATTTCTTTGAACCGCGGTAAGTATCAACCACCTGTTGGCTAGTTAACACGGGCAGATTTGGCATCCAGCTTAGCACCCTATCCCTGAACTCGCTAAGTTCGGGTGTTCGGAATTTTGAGGGACCAACCTCGAACGCGGGTCTAAATACCCCTCCGTCATTGCAGAGGAAATACCTCTCTGCAAATGCGCGTTCTATGGTGTCCACGCTGTTATTATAAACTCCCAAGTTGTGATTTGGGCCAAAACCAGTGAGAACAGTGAACTCCCTGGTTTTGTTCGACAGCCCGTTCCGGTGTGCGCACAACGACCCCTTGCACATCGCCTTCACCTGCTTTCGCAAGGCATCAGACAACTGTGTTTGGGATCCACACACCTTCACCGGGCGTCCTCAGCAGATGGTCGGGTCGACCCGACTCACTTCCTGAAGTGAATCGAGCCAACTGACCCAACGTGGCAGCCTGCGTCGGCAGGTCGCCACATCATCGAGAACGCTCTCGGTAAACACGGCATTCATCACAAACTGCTGATGCAATACCGTGTCCACGTCACGCACATTGTGCTTGCGGCAAATCTCTAAGTATTTGCGCTGCACCAAGAGTGTGTTCGCCTCGTTTACACGGAGCGCACCCAACTTGGATCTAATGTGCAATGCACAAGCTGCTGCGAACTTGGGGACGATGCGAGCACGCTTCTTACTGCTCTCCTTGCTTGCACCTTCGAGGAATTGCGTGGGGTCGCTAATACCCAAGCCCTCAAAATACTTGTCCCAGCCACGCATGGTTCTCGTGACTCCCTTGTTCGCCTTGCGAATCGACCCAGCATCTGCCAGGTCATAGCCTGTATCAGCCAACACATCATCAATAGCGTTGGTCAAACAGGTATCCCGTCCAGAGTAGCCCATGTGCACGCGCATTTCCTCTCGCATTGCGCTGCGGACTTGTTCGCCTTGGCGATACATCTCTAGCTCATTGGTGTCTACGCAACACAATAGTTGCCAGACTGCGCTTGTCTCCAACTGGTTAAGCGCCCAGCGTTTCACTTTCATCCAAGGGGATAGCTTGGGTACGCGAGTGATAGGTTCGAAAGTCAGATTAGTTGCGGCCATAGTGAAACTGATCTGAAAATGGTGTTTTGCCCTACCACGGGTGCCTGAGTATGAGACGGCTCTCAAGTGGTACAATGGTTACCACTACCCCCCCCACTATTACAGATGTGGGGTGTCTGACCAATGTGGCAGATGCTAACCTACCCGACGCTCGAGTGCATTGGTGTTTACTATGACGAATCACAGATTGGGATCCCCTTGCCTTAAGCACAAGCCACAGGTCCCCGAAGCTTTTGTATCCTTTATTGGCCCAGAGCCCTTGGCATACGTGACTGGGTGACACCACTTCGAAG